AATCGAAGTACGCAAAGAACTGGAAAAGTTTAAAAACGCTGTTATTAAGGAAAGCAGAAATAACCTTAAAAATATGCGTAAAGATACTTTCGGTAAATTGTCAAAATCTTTGCGTGGCCAGGTTAAGGTTTCTAAAAATTCTTTTGAGTTTGACTTCATGATGGAAGAGTACGGAATTTATCAAGACAAAGGAGTTTCAGGGATAAAAAAGAAATACAATACACCGCATAAGTATACAAATAAAATGCCACCAACAAAGGCACTAGATAAATGGATTGTTAAAAAAGGAATTGCACCGAGAGATGACAAAGGAAAGTTTTTATCAAGAGAGGGTTTAAAATTTGCTATTGCTAGAAAAATTTACATTAACGGAATAAAACCAAGTTTATTTTTTACAAAACCATTTGAGAAATATTACAAAAGATTGCCAAGCCAACTGATAACAAAGTACGGTTTAGATTTAGATAAATTTATAGAATTTTCATTAAAAGATTTAAAATAATGCCATTAACTATTATTAATTCAAGAAGTCCATTCTTTGTATTTATTGAAGAAGCAGGAATAACAAATAGCGAAATATATCTTTACCTTTGGAACGGTTACGGTAGCGCACCGGCAAATCCTACTTACATACTTTCAAAGGCGGCAACATCTCAAGCCAGTACAATTAGGTACAATATTTCACCTTACATTAGTGAGTTTATAGACCATGATATAAGGCAAAATTTATACGATGAGAATGCTTATGCAACACCAATAGAACAATGGTGCAACGTAAAAGTAGATACCTATGCAGACGGAGATTTATTAGAAACAAAGGAATATTTAGGAGTTGTTGGGTACGGTTATTATAACGAAGACGCAAATCCATATAATGGATCTTGTTTGTTAAATCAAGCAACTTATTATTATCCTTACAATATTACAATCGATCCTGCAGATAACGAACTTAGGCAAGTAGGACAATTAACTATTCAGCCAAATACTGGAGATTATGTTAAATGGATTAATTTGAATACAAATGATGGTTTTATATTAACTTTAGATAGTTCAAATGTTTTTGAAGATGTTTCAAATGTAATTCCTGATAATATTGCAGACGGAAACATGTTAACAGTTTACGATGTAAGTGATAATCTTTTGGCTGAATATATTTTTAAACCATTAGACGAATGCTATTATAATCCAGTAACGATTGACTTTGTAAATAAGTTCGGAGCGTGGCAAAGGACATTCATGTTTAAGGCAAGTTATAATAGTTTAGAAGTTACAACTACTGAATACAATTTGATGCAATCAGATGTTTTAGGTTACGATATTTTAGAGGGGCAAAGACAAACTTTTAACACTAACGGAGTTGATAGGATTAAAACCAATAGCGGTTGGGTTGATGCTGATTATGCTGAAGTTTTACGTCAATTAATGTTAAGCGAAAGAGTTTTAGTGAATGGAAGCCCTGCAATTTGTTTAACAAAAACCTTAGAGATTCAGGATTCTTTAAATATTAATTTGATTAACTATGTAATGGAGTTTAAATATGCATACGATGTAATTAACAATGTGATTTAATGAGAAAGGCGCAAATTTATATTGAGGGGCAAAGATTAGAATTGTTTGAAGACGAACAAATAAAAGTACAATCAAGCGTTCAGGATGTTTTTAATATTGATAGTACAAAAACTGATTTTACTCAATCGTTTACTATTCCTGCAAGTGAAAACAATAATAAAATAATGCACCATTTTTACAACAACGATGTTGATTTTTATAATAATGTGCAATTAAATTATAATATAAGACGTAATGCAAATATTGAAATTGATTTAATACCTTTCAAGACTGGTAAAATACAACTTGAAAAAGCTAATTTAATAAATGGTCAGCCACAAAATTACCAACTTGCATTTTATGGCGATTTAGTTTCTTTAAAAGATATTTTTGGCGAAGTAAAAATAAACGAATTAGATTATACTGATTATTCGCATGTTTATAACGAAACAAATGTAATTGCAAGGTGCGTAGATAACACCGCATACGATGTACGTTACCCTTTGATTAGTTCATCTAGGGTTTGGGATTATGCAGGACCAGACAATAGCAATAATATAAACCACAATAACGGTGCAATTAATGCAAGTGAGTTATTTCCAGCTATTCGTATAAGTTCAATATTTACAGAAATACAAAACTACTTTGGTATTGTTTTAGATTCGTTATTTAGTCAAACAAAAAACTTTCAAAACGCTTATTTATATCTTAAAAATAAAGATGTATTTAGTTTTAAGACTTCGACAAAAGACGTGGATTTAGTTAGTACAACGGATGCTCAATTTTTTGACCTTACAATGAATTGGACTAAGCTTGAATATTTAGCACCGACTGGTGGAACTATTTATCTTTCTAGTCAATGGGACATTAGTTTAGATTGTACTCCAACTGTTTTAGGTTCTAATTTTTATATTGAAGTTTACTCAAACAGTGTTTTACAAACAACGATAACAGCTCAAGGAACTGGAATAGTAAATATAATGCAAGTTCAAAATGTTGTTGGACTTTCTCAAAATGTTACTTTCAAGCTTAGAGCAGATATTGCAATGAATATCGATGTGCAAGTTATTTTAACTTTTAGCGGTTTACAAAGTGTAAGCGGAACTGTTACACCTTTTACTGGTTTTGAGACGGCAGATGCAAGTACAACGGTATTAACTGGAAACTTAGACGTAAATTCAAACATGCCAAATATGAAAGTTTATGACTTTGTGGCAGGGGTGCTTAAGGAGTTTAATATGGTTATTTACGGAAATGGAGTGAATACATGGAAAGCAGAACCACTTGAAAATTGGTATGCGCTTGGAGATACTTATGACATAACAGAATTTACGGATGTTAATACAATAGATATTGAAAGGGTTAAACTTTACAAAAAGATTTCCTTTGAGCATGAAAAAAGCGAATCATTTATGAATAGAGTTTTCGCTGATAATTTTGCACGTGAATACGGAAGTTTGGATTATGTTTTTCCATACGATGGCGATGAGCTAACAATTAAGTTACCTTTTGAAAATATATTATTTCAGCAGTTTGAAACAACAAATATTCAAGTAGGTTATTCGTTAACAAAATTTCCTGATTATAAACCGTATATTCCAAAACCAACTATTCTATATTTATACGATCAAGTTACATGCGATCCTTTTAAATTTCACATAGGGGGTTCACACGTTACTAAAACAAGTTATTTACCATTCGGGCAGGATTTAATAAACAACGGAGTTAACTATTCTTTGAACTTTGGAAATGATATTTCTAGTTTGTTTAATACAACTATTCCTAACTCAAATTTCATGGTTTATTATTTCACTTACTTGAACAACTTATTTCAGCAAAAGAATAGAATAACATATGTTAAGACAAAACTACCTTTGTGGATTATTATAGGGCTAAGATTAAACGATAGGTTAATAATCGGGGGGAAGCGATATATTATAAATAACATGAGTACAAATTTATCCAATACTGAAGTGGATTTTGTTTTGTTGAATGATTTTAGACCTATCAATATTAAAACTCCAAAACCAATAATTAAAGAGCCAGTTATAAAAGTTCCTATTCAATTTGCAAACGGAGTTTCTGAAGTTAATTTAAGTTGGACGGATGCGAATGTTAGTATAAATGGAAATGATAACGCACACCCTTTAAAATTAACATCTCAGGCAATAGTAACAATAGATACAAGTAAATCCACTGCAAATATTATTGAAATAGATATAGATTCAACACTTACAAACGGCACAATAGAAAGCGCAAAATTAATAATTTACGAACCATGATAAAAAATATTATAGACTTACTTCGACAATCAGAGTTTTACGGTTGTTCAGAAAATATAGACATTGCAAAAGGGATTAATGAAGTTCCTAAAAGCACAAAGGATTCAATCAAAAAGATTAAAAGACAATTATCATGGAAAAGAAAGTAGTTCAATTAGAACTGGAAACAACGGGTTTCGACCAAGTAGAACAACAAACGAAATCCATTAAAGCACAATTAAGAGAAGCTCAAGCTGAAGTAGTTTCACTAAGTGAAAAGTTTGGGGAAACATCAAAGGAAGCGATTCAAGCGGCTAAAAGAGCAGCTCAATTAAAAGATGCGATTGGAGAAGCAAAAGATTTAACGGATTCATTTAATCCAGACGGAAAATTTAATGCGTTAACTCGTTCTATTGGTGGCGCACTTGATGGATTTTCAGCTTTTCAAGGTTCACTTGGTTTAATAGGAGTTGAGAGTGAAGATACTGAAAAAATGATTTTGAAAGTTCAGTCAGCAATGGCACTTTCACAAGGTATTCAAGGTGTATTAGAAGCTAGAGATTCATTTAAAAAGTTAGGAGCAGTAATTACTGATACATTCAAAGGAATTAAAGGAGCTTTATTAGCTTCAGGGATTGGAGCGTTTGTTGTTTTGTTGGGTACGGTTGTAGCTTATTGGGATGATATTTCGGAAGCTGTAGGACTTGCAAGTGCGGGACAAAAAGCCTATACTAAAACCTTAGAACAATATACTGCAGGAGCAAAAGAAGCAGTACAAACTACTCAAAAAGTAGGTAATGCTTTTAAAATGGCAAAAAATGGGGTAATAAGTAAAGAAGAAGCCTTATTAACTTATAACGAAACATTAGGCGATTCATTTGGAAAAGCAACAACACTTGCAGAAGCTGAAAAACTTTATAATGATAAAGCGCCAGAATATCAAAAGGCAATGGCTTTAAGAGCGCAAGCAAACGCTTTGTTTGAATTGTCAGCGCAAAAAGCTGCAGAAAAAATGACTTTATCGTTAGAAGACCAAACTACTTTTTTTGATAAATCAGTTGCGGGTTTAAAACTTACTTTTGGGTACAGAGAAGAAGCTTATTCATATTTGGATAAAAAACAAAAACAAAGACTTAAAGAGGGAGAAAAACAACTGGACAAAGAAATTAATTCTATAAATAAAGTTGCGTTTGCTACAATGAATTCCGCAGAAACAACTGAAAAAGCAAACGGTATTAAATCCGAAAGTGAAATTAAGTTAGCAAACGAAAGGAAAGCAAGAAACGATGAACATAGAAAGCAATTAGAGGAAGATAAAAATAATGCACTTGCAAATATTAAGGAACTTGAAAAAGAGTATTTAACTAGTTTAAAAAGTCAACAAGAACAAGAACTTCAGGCTGTAACAGAAAAGTATGCACAAGCGTTAAAAGATGCTGAAAAATATAAGCAGGATAGTACATTAATACTTGAAGCTCAAGAAAAAGAAAAAAATGAAATTACTAAAAAATATTTAGACTTAGAAAATCAAATAATACTTGATGCTAAAAAACAAGCAAGGCAAAATGAAGTTGATCTAGAAAATGAATATTTACAAAAGATTGAGGATTTACAAGAACTAAATACTCAGGCAACAAAAACACAATACCAAAATCAAATTGATGCGGTTAATGAAAAATACTTTGCACTTGAAGAAGCGGCAAGGGGAAATGCAGAACAAGAAAAAATAATTGCAGAAGCAAAAGCAAGGGACATTGCAGTTATTGATGAGGAAATAGCATCAAAAAAAATAGCATTAGAAAATGATATAAAAGTTGCTAAAATTCAAATGGCATCGGATGCAATAAATGTTATAACTGATATTGCAACTATGTTTTTAGGTAAAAGCGAAGCGGATGCAAGAAAAGCATTTAAAATAAATAAAGCTGCATCAATCGCACAAGCAATAGTTTCAACTTATTTGGGTGCAAATGCAATTTTTGCAAGTGCAGCAGCAAATCCAAAAACAGTTTTATTTCCAGCTCAACCATTTATTGCTGCAGGAATAGCAATAACTTCAGGTCTTGCAAATGTTGCAAAAATAGCAAGAACAAAATTTGAAGGTGGCGGTGGCGGTGGCGGTGGCGGTGGTAATAATTCAGCCCCACCAAGTACTGCAGGACAAACGGTAACAAGTAGCGCACCGAGTTTTCAGATAGTAGGAAACGCTGGTGCAAATCCTTTAGCCGGTTTAGGTGGCGCACCGATTAAAGCTTATGTTGTTTCGGCTGAAGTTACAACAAGTCAGCAATTAGACAGAAACCATATTAAAAACGCAACATTCGGATAAATTAAAAGTCAATAGGTATGAATAAGAAAAAAATTATAGAATTAGTAATTGATGAAAATTCAGAAAAGAACGGAATAAATGCTGTTTCGGTTGTTTTAAATCCAGCGATTGAAGAGAATTTTATTGCACTTGCAAAGCATGAAGTTGAACTAAAAGAGATTGATGCTGAAAAGCGTTTATTGATGGGTGCATCTTTAATTCCTAACAAAGAGATTTTTCGTAAAGATGAGCAGGGAAATGAATTTTACATTTACTTTTCAGAACAAACGGTAAGGAAAGCCAGTGAGATGTTTTTTCAAAACTCAAAACAAAATAATGCAACGTTAAACCACGATCAGAAAATTGAGGGAATGACTGTTGTTGAAAGTTGGATAGTTGACAATCCTGAAATGGATAAATCAAAAAATTACGGTTTTAGTTTTCCAAAAGGTACGTGGGTTATTTCAATGAAAGTAGATAACGATGAAGTTTGGCAGGAAGTAAAATTAGGCAAGGTAAAAGGATTTTCGATTGAGGGATATTTTATTGACAAACTAGATTTGAGTTTAGTTGAAAGTGATGAGGAAAAACAGTTGAAAGAAATAATAGAAATTTTAAAATCAATATAAAATGACACAAGAACAAAAGATTATTTCAAAGCTTTATGAAGCAAAGAAAGTTGAACTAGGAACTCATGAAGTTCTTTTGGCTGATTTTGCTGATATAGATACTCAAATAAATAAAGCTGAAAGTGAATATAAAAAAGTACTAGATTATTCTAATAGAATTTATGCTATTCAACAAGAAGCTAAAAAAAATACTTCGATTGACGTATTACCAAGAATTGTAGCTGAATTAAAAAATGATAGAGATGTATTTATTTCTAAAGTTAAAGCATTAGGTATTGATGAAACAAAAGTTCCTCAACCTAAAAAATATCAAACTGCTATTGATAGAATTTCCGCATTATCTGATAAAGCAAAACAATATATTAATGAATTTAATAAATAAATAATCATGACAAAAGAAGAAACAATTATCAGTAACCTTTATGAAGCAAAGAAATTAGATTTAGCTTCACACAAAGTAGATTTAGCATTAGTTGATGATATTACAAAAATATCAAATGATGCAAAAAAAGAGTTAGCAAATTCCAATACTGCAAGAACAAAAGCGATTGCATCTATTGATGAAATGATGGCTTCGTACAGACAAAATGCAGTTTTATCAAATAGTGCAATCAATATAATTGCAGACTTTAAAGCTAAAACTAGGGATTTAGGTATTGATATACCATCAAACATTGTTAATTTGGAAAAAGAGTTACAAACTAATTCTAAAACTAGTCAAGACCAATTAAAGTCTTTACAAAACATTAAGAAATCTTTGTAATTTATCATGAAAACAAAAAGTAAAACAAGCCCTAAAAGCGGTAAGCGTGGTTGCCTTTGCGATGACGGAACTTATAATTCTGAATGCTGTAACGGAGATTTACAGAATCAAGGAATAGGCAGTCCATTAAATCAAACTGTAAGCACTGTAATTAACACTACACAGCCAGTTACAACGGTTCACACGCACTAAAAAGGTAACAAGTAATAAATACTTAAGTCTATAAAATATGAATGCAAAAGAAATCATAAATAAATTTAAAACTATTTTACAAATGGAAGTAAAATTAGAATCAATGCTTTTGGCAGATGGTCAAACGGTACTTGAAGCAAATAGCTTTGAAGCAGGTCAAGAAGTTTTTATTAAGACAGTTGATGAACAAATGATCCCTTTGCCAGTTGGAGATTACGAACTTGAAAATGGAATGATCTTATCAGTAACTGAAGAAGGAATGATAGCTGAAATCAAAGAAGCTGAAGTAGAAGAAGAAATGCCTGAAGCTCCTGAAGTAGAAGAAGAAGTTGAAGCGAAAGCAGAAGCTCCGAAATCAGCTCCAAAGAAAACAGTTGAAACAATGACTAAGGAGACGCATTTTTCAAGCGAAGCACTTACAGAATTAAAAGCGGAAATCGAAGCTTTGAAAACTGAATTAGCATCTTTGAAAAAAGTTGAAGTTGAACTTTCAACAGAAGAAGTAGAACCAAAGAAAATTGAGTTCAATCCTGAAAACAAAGTAGAGAAATCTAACTTTCAATACGGTTCTGGTAAAATGGAAACTATTGAAGACAGAATAAGAAGAAAATTATTTAACTAACATTTTTAAAATTTAAAAGAAATGGCAACAACAACATCAATTACTACCACGTATGCTGGTAAATTTTTGCAACAATACATCGCTACAGCGTTATTGTCAGCACCAACTTTGGACAAACAACTGGTTACAATCAAACCAAACATTAAGTACAAAGAAGTTATTAAGAAAGTCGCTACTGGTGGTCTATTAAAAGACGCTTCATGCGATTTTACTGCAACTGGTTCGGTTACTTTGACTGAAAGAGTTTTGACTCCAAAAGAATTACAAGTTAACCAACAACTTTGTAAAAAAGATTTTCATTCAGATTGGATGAGTGAAGAAATGGGAATTTCAGCATTCGATACATTAGCGCCAAGTTTTGCTGATTTTATCCTTGCACGTTACGCTTCGCAAGTTGCTCAAGAAAATGAAATTTCTTTTTGGAGAGGTGTTACTGGAACTTCAGGTCAATATGACGGAATTTGTACTCAGATTGCTGTAGATGCACTTTTACCACCAGCTCAAGAAATTGCAGGAACAACTGTAAATGCTGGTAACGTACTTGTAGAGCTTCGTAAAATTGTTGCTCAAATTCCTGCAACTATTATCGCAAAAGAAGATATGTTTATCTATTTGCCAGTTAATATGTACTATGCTTATATCGCTTCTTTGGGTGGATTCGGTGCAAGTGGATTAGGTGCTAACGGTGTTGGTTCTAACGGTACAATGTGGTATTCAAACCAAGCTTTGTCTATTGACGGTGTTAAAATCGTATTGGCAGAGGGATTAGCTTCTAACGTTGCTATTGCAGGTCAAAAATCTAACTTGTATTTCGGTACTGGATTGGTTTCTGATATGAATACTGTAAAATTGATTGATACTTCTGAAACATTAGGAGATGAGAATGTAAGAATTGTGATGAGAATGACTGGTTGTGCTAACTATGGTTATGCAGAAGAGTTGGTAACATACGGTATTACAAATTCAGCTAACTAGAATTAAATAACTGAATAAAAGGGTGGGTAAAATAACTCACCCTTTTTTATTTAAAATAACTTTTAAAAAATAGAAATTATGCCATGTGATTTAACATTAGGACGTTTAGAGCCTTGTAAAGATAATGTAGGTGGATTAGATGCCATCTACTTTGTAAACTTCGGTCAAGCACCGATGGAAAATATTACCATTGATGCAAATGATATTATTACAGCAGTAACTGGTGTTACGAACTTGTATAAATTTGAATTGAAAGGAACAAATACTTTCGATCAAGTTGTAAATTCAAGTCGTGATGCAGGTACTACATTTGTTGAGCAAACTTTGTCAGTTATGCTTAAAAACCAAGATTCAACTACACACAAACAAGTTAAGATGTTAGCTTATGGTAGGCCTCAAATTGTGGTTAAAACTAGAACTAATAAATTTTTCTTTGCCGGTATGGAGTACGGAACAGAGTTGACAACTGCAAACGTAGCAAGTGGTACAGCAATGGCAGATGCTCAAGGTTATACTTTGACTTTTGTTGGAACTGAAAAAATCCTTGCAAACTTTATTGATTGTGCAACTGAAGCTGAATTAGCTGTTGTTTTTGACGATGCAACTATTGTTACTGATTAATCAATCCTACTTTAATATTAAAGCGTATCTTAATGGTACGCTTTTTTTTTGAAACAAAATTAAGTTTTGAAAGTCTATTAGATATGATAGTTTTAGAAGAATCATTATTTAATCAAACATTTTCTTGCACACC